TTAATCGCCTGATTAAATAGTTTGGTACGCATGTGCTGAAGCCGCGCCAACATATTTTCGCGGTCAGACTTCCAGTCTTCATCAACGAGAAGCTTTACTTCTGCCCAATCACGCCAAGCGGTATTGATACTGACCTGTTCCCGCTCAACATGCTCATAAACAAGCGCCCTAGCCGACAACCCCTCAAGTTGCCGACGATATAAACGCCGCACACGGTCCTCTTTTGCATTATTGGAGCGGCGTTCGTCTTGAGTCATGCTTGATACGACCTTTTCCAAGATCTTAACTGGTAGAAAGGCTTCTAGCCTTCGATTAAGGGGGGCAGGGGTCAAGAATCTGTGTAATGTGGCATTTATGAGCCAAAAAACCGCACCAATTGAGCTTCGATGGGCTCAAGGCCAAGTATTTTCGTGCGAAAAACGCTTCAGAGTTTTAGTAGCGGGTCGTCGCTTCGGCAAATCGTACTTGTCTTGCGTTGAATTGGTACGTGGAGCGATCAATCGACCTGGGGAGACATTTTTTTATTGTGCCCCGACGTATCGGATGGCAAAAGATATTGCATGGCGAGCATTAAAGAAGCTTGTGCCACAAGTTTGGATCAAGAGTAAGAACGAAACAGACCTACGACTTGAGTTGATTAATGGATCAACGATCGAGTTGAAGGGAACAGAGAACGCAATGGCATTGAGGGGCCGCAGCTTATCCGGGGTAGTTCTGGACGAGGCTGCTTTTATGAGTTCGGACGTATGGTTTGAAGTGATTCGGCCTGCGTTAGCGGATAAGGAGGGTTGGGCATTATTTATTTCAACGCCAGACGGAACAGCTAGTTGGTTTTATGACTTGTGGTGTTATGTACCGGAGGACGAGACAGGATTATGGGAACGCTGGAGTTATACGACAATTGATGGTGGGAATGTAAGTAAGCACGAAGTTGAGGCAGCACGCGCTCAGCTCGACACGAGAACATTCCGTCAAGAATTTGAAGCAAGCTTCGAGAACCTTACGGGTCTTGTTGCAATCAGTTTCGGTGATGAGAACATCTCTCAAGAAGCCAAGGACATCAAGATCCAGCCATTGCTCTTAGGGGTTGACTTTAACGTTGATCCAATGAGTGGTATTTGCGCGGTCAAAGACGGCGAGACTTTATACGTTTTCGACGAGATTATGTTGACTGGCGGTGCAACAACCTGGGATTTTGCCGAAGAAGTTACGCGTAGATATGGTGTGGATCGAAGGATTATTGCGTGTCCAGACCCTACAGGCGGCGCACGAAAGACAAGCGGAGTTGGTGTAACGGACCACGCAATTTTGCGCCGCAGTGGATTTACGGTCCAATCACCTAGGGCCGCATGGAAAATTAGGGACAAAATTACGGCTGTAAATACAGCATTAATGGATGCATCTGGGACGCGAAGGACGGTAGTGCATCCAAGGTGTAAGCAGCTGATCAAATCGTTGCGAACATTAACGTATGCACCTGGGACAGGGCTGCCAAACAAGAATTTGGGAGTTGACCACGCCTTTGATGCGTTCGGTTATTTAGTTTTACAACAGTTTAATTTGGCCAAACCGGAGACGATGGGGCCAACTTCTTATCGGTTGTATTAAGCGTGTTTTGGCTGTGGCAACGTCACTCTGACTTGATCGCCAGTACCAGACCAAGATATGCACGGGCCAATGTTTACTTCTGGTGCTTGTGCGGTGTACCAGCGAAACTCGCAACTGGTGCAATGCCTACGACGCACAGTTTCATACGGTCCTTCAACAGTTTTTTTAGTCGTAACGACATGCACGCGAAACGATCCGCATTTTGGGCACTTCAAGGTTGGTTGTGATTGGCACGAAGGGCTAGAATAGGGCAAAGTCAGCCCTCGTCATGCCCCAAGGACCAGGAACTTACGGCACAAAAAAGGGTCGCCCTCCCGCTAAAAAGAAAAAGAGCATGAAGAAGGGCTCTAAAAAAATGCGTTGCACCTGTGGCGACTAGAAACGAGCCCACAAACAAGGCGCTTTATAGCCGTGTCAAAGCGGCTGCCAAGCGTAAATTCGCTGTATACCCCAGTGCCTATGCCAATGCTTGGCTGGTGCGGGAATATAAGAAGCGTGGCGGTACCTATCGAAAAGTGAGTGATGGCGGAACGAAAAAAGCCAAAAAAACCAAGTAAGACCAGCAAGGCCAAGGGTGGTCTTAGCCGTTGGTTTGACGAGAAATGGGTCGATGTAAAGACCGGAAAGCCTTGTGGGCGCTCCAAAGGGGAAGACAGAGCATATCCAGCGTGCCGACCATCAAAGCGCGTATCCGCAAAGACGCCTAAGACAACAGGAGAGATGTCATCCTCCGAAAAAGCACGATTTAAGCGTGAAAAAACTGGTTCAAAAAAGATAAGTTATCAGCACAAACGTCGTAAACCCAAAGGCAAGAAGTAGGGTGTTTCATTGCCCATGACGACTAAGACAGAGTAGAATCACGGCATAGAACCTTTTACGCCCAGCCATGGCCATCCTTCGTGGTGAACAAGGTGCTGTTCAGTTTGACGCTGCTGGATCTTCCAACGCCACCATCGTTGGAACCCGTAGCTGGACGCTAAGCATCACCAAAGACACGTTAGACGTTACCGATCACGGTGACACTTCTCGTGCATTTATTGGCAGCCTAGTTAGTGGCTCCGGCACTGTTGAACTGGTGTACGACCCAGACGCAACAGGTCAAGCAGCATTTATTGAAGACGCAATTACGGCTGCAGACCCTGCAGACGCTACGTTCGAGCTGTTCACCACTGGCACTACCAGCGGTACTGATTCAGTCAGTTTTGCCGGAATCATCACCAGTATGGATATTGCATCCACAGTTGGTGAACTCGTAGTTGTCACCTGCAACTTCATCACCAGCGGTGCCATTACTTCCAACCTTGAATAAGGGTTAGGACAATGGCAGAGCGCAAAAAGCGTAAACGTGGCCCCAACCTTAGTGTTGGGCGCGGCGAAAAACTGCCTGCTAGTAAAGGTGCAGGCTTAACTGCTAAAGGCCGTGCCAAATACAACCGGGAAACCGGTTCTAAGTTGAAGGCACCAGTCACAGGTAAGCCAAAAACAAAGGAAGAAGCTGCCCGTAAGCGTTCTTTCTGCGCCCGAAGTCGTAGTTGGACTGGTGAACGGGGTAAAGCAGCTCGTCGTCGTTGGGGTTGCTAATCAATCGTGCATAAAGTGCCATGACCTACTCCGTTCCCGGCTCAGTCAGAACCCATCTAGTTAGCTCTTCCTATTTAGGATCAGTTGACAGTCCATTTGTTCGCACCCGAGCGGTGATCGATCAAATGAAGGGCTGGGAAATCATGAAAGCCGTGGTCTCCGGTACTGAATACCTTCGTGACAACAGCGAAGCATTCCTTCCATTAGAGCCTCGCGAAGACTATTCCGCGTATCTAGCGCGTGTAAATCGTGCTGTCTTCACGCCATATACCCAACGTTTGATTCGAGCGGCAGCAGGTTTGATTCTGCGTAAACCAATCAATATTGTTGGCGATCCATATTGGACAGATGTCTTCAACAAAGACGTTGACGGTTGCGGTTCAGATCTGGATGAATATGCACGTCGTTTGGTGATCTGTGCGTTGACCTATGGCCATTGCCATACGTTGGTTGACTTTCCCGCCCCAACAGAAGCCCGAAGCCTTGCAGAAGAGCGTGCATTAAACCGTCGTCCATATTGGATTGAGGTTGATCCAACCAAAGTGTATGGCTGGCGTTTGGATCGTGAATCGAATTACGGCAACCTGACGCAAGTGCGAATTGGCGAAAAAGCTGTTGTAGCTGACGGTGAGTTTGGAGAAAAGGTCTATGACCAGATTCGTGTCATTGAGCCAGGTCGTTATCGCGTCTATCGGCAAGAAGAGCAAAAGAAAGCGATGCAAGGGAACTTCCCATACCCCTCTTCGTTTGACCAATCAGACGCTACGTCGGAGTTTGAGCTTATTGAATCTGGGCCGTATTCACTTGATCAAGTCCCGCTGGTCACCATATACGCGAACAAGACGGACACGATGACAAGTCGTCCACCATTGCTGGACATTGCTCATCTAAATCTTGCTCATTTCCAGCGTCAAGCTGACTTGATTCATAGCCTGCATATTGCATCACAACCGATGTTGGTGCTTGAGGGTTGGGATGATCAGACTAAAGATATGGCGATTAGTGTTAACTATGCGATGGCGACACAGCCGGGAAACAAGGTCTATTACGTGGAGCCTGCCGCTAGTGCTTTTGAAGCGCAATCTGCGGAGATCCAAGAATTACAGCAACAAATGGCGACGTTGGGTATCAGCACGCTTAGCCAACAGAAATTCGTAGCTGAATCAGCTGACGCACGACGCCTAGACCGTATCGACACAAACTCAATGTTGTCGATGGTCTCAATGGACTTGGAGTCAGGTTTGCAAAAGTCTTACAACCTGGCTGCTAATTATCTAGGTATTGAGCCACCTGAAGTGAAGATCAGCCGTGACTTTGATCTTCAGCGTCTTATCGGTCAAGACATTACGGCAATGGCTCAGCTGTTCCAAGACAGCATTATTGATCGCGAAGAGTTCCGCGACATGTTGGTACAGGGTGAAATCCTGCCTACATCAGCGGAGTCGCAGAATCAGTCGGCAGAGGTACAGTAGGGGCATAACAGCTCTTATTCTCATGGGACTTCGTTTTGAAGAGATCAACCCTCCCAAAAAAGAGGGATCTTCAGCTCCTGCTGCAAAGAAGGAAACTAAAAAAGCTAAAAGCAGTAAAGTAGAAGAGTAAATCTACTTTTCACAATGGAAGAACAAGTCATCCAGGAGACGCCCGTGGCGTCTTCTGACCAGCCCGTGGCTGAGATTACGACTTCAACTCCTGCTGTAGACGTTTCAGCGTATGAGCAACAAATTCAAGCGTTAAAGTTACGCGCCAGTGAAGCCGAGGAAAAATTTCAAGGCGTTAAAGGCAAGCTTGATGATGTCTACAAGAAACAAGACGATCAACGCAGAAAAACGCTTGAAGACCAGGGTCAATGGAAAGACCTTTGGGAAGAGGCCAACAAAACTGCTCAAGACAAGCAACAACAAATTGCTGATCTAGAGCGTCAATTGCAAGAGCTTCGGGTTTCAAACGAAACTGCAGCGATGCAAACGTCTGCGTTGTCTGCAATTAGTCAGGCTGGAGCTATCAATGCTCAGCAGATGCTGCAATTAGTGCAGAACGGGCTTAAGAAGTCTGAAGATGGCAGCGTCAAAGTTCTCGATGGTGGCGTTGAACAAGACTTAGGTGTTTATTTAGCCAAGTTAAAAAATCCTGGTTCTGGCTTTGAACATCACTTCAAGCCAAGCACTCAAGCTGGGATGGGAGCTAAGCCATCTACAGGAACTGCAGGTGCCGCAGGCATCGCAAATCCTTGGCTAGAGGGTAGTATTAACTTAACAAAGCAAATGGCTTTGGATGCTTCCGACCCTGATCTTGCAGCCGTGCTCAGGAGAGAGGCCGGAAAGTAGTCCCCGTGGGACACCATTTCAAGTCCGTGACTTGATCCTCCGCAAACATTATCCCTAAATAAGAAATGGCCGCTCCATTTCAGAATTATTCCGGCGGTGTCCTACTAGCGGACATCGTCAAGAGGAATAATCTCAGCACTTATGTGTCTGAGGCCATCAAAGAGCGCAGCTTGTTTATCAAGTCTGGCGCTGTCATCCGTAACGCTCTTCTCGATTCACGTGAAGGCGGTACCCGCATCCAAGTCCCCGAGTTCAACCCTGTATCTCCAACTGAGGAGATCTTGGACGGAACAGCAACATGGGGCACCAGCTCTGGCGGTTACCTGACTCCTCAAAAGATCGGAACCGGAACCCAGATTGCAACCATTTGCCATCGCGGTTTCGCGTATGCCGTAGATGACGTTGCAGTATTGGCTGCTGGTGAAGATCCAATGCTTCACATCCGCAATCAGCTAGCTGATGCAATCAACAAGCTGAACAGCGCACGTCTGTTCTCACAGCTTGCGGGCTTGTTTGGCACGGCACTTTCTGCCAACGCACTGGATAAAGGTAAAGGTGCTGCTTCTGGCGGCGCTGAAGCCAACTTCCTGACTGCTGCAACAGTGGCAGAAGCCCGCTCCAAGCTTGGAGAGCGTGGTGAAGAGTTGGACACTCTGATTGTTCACCCTTCCGTTGCTTACTACCTGTATCAGGTAGGAATGCTGACCTTCTCTACTTCAGCACTCGCCGCTGCTGGCGCAGTGACTTGGGGTGGTGGTGGCGTTGGCATTGGCGCTCGCGAAGTTGGTGAGTTTGCAGGGATGCGCGTAGTCGTTGACTCACAAGTCAACACTGTTGCTCCTGGCACTTCTGGCCACCAGAAAGAGTTCTACTGCTATCTGGTTAAGTCAGGCACCATTCTTGAAGGTGTGCAGCAAGATCTTCGGATTGAAGCTGATCGCAACGTCCTCTCGAAGCAAGACGTGCTTTCTGTGGATTATCACAGCACCTATCACGTGATGGGAACTAAGTGGTCTGACGCTGGTGACAACCCCACCAACGCCAACCTGGCTACCGCTAACAAGTGGGCCGCCACTTATGACATCGACCTGATCCCTATGGTTCAGTTGACTGTCAACTCTCCGCTGGATACCAGCACCATCTGATCTTGATCAGAGCAAAGGCCCTACCATTAGGTGGGGCCACCTTATTATTGCCTTATGGCTGCCACGATCAACGCCACACTCAAAAGCGCAACAGCCAACAGCT